TGTAAGCACATCCCGGATTAATACCAATATTAGCCACACCCCACGCTGACGGATTTTGAACGGATGATGTATAAACCGATGTATTTACGTTATTGAATCCAGACCCGTTAAACCCACCAAACGCACAAATTTTATCACCAAGAACGGCGGCATTACCTGCAATCGTTGACTGATATCCTCCACCACCAAACCAAGTTACAGGAACAATAGACCATGATAAAGGATTACTAGCCGTAGCATACAACGACGCTGAAAATACTGCACTTCCCGAAGAAGTAAGACCACCGAAAATCCACAATTCTTGATTGTCATTAATAACAACCGTGTTATGATTACTTAGATTAAATGGCAACGAACCGGTAGCAACCCAAGTAGTAGGATCATCTAAAGATGCGGTTTGAATTGAAGATGTTGGAGTTCCTACGTTATCAATAGCACCACCGAAAAGATAAAGACTATTACCCAAACGAATACAATTGGTTTGTAAAACTGGTATAGGTAAAGTTTTGCCTGTAGCTACGGTAATTTGACCACCATCACCGACTGATGAAGTCCAAATTGTACCAAGTGCCGCTGCGCCACTATAACCACCAAAAACATACACCGTTCCACTCACCATTGCACCAGCCGCACCATAAAAAGTTGATGATGCGGTTCTAGCGGTAGCACCCAATCGTGATTCCGAAAGTTGAAGTTGATACCAACCCGGAATAGGCCAAGTAATCGTAGTATTGTTGGAAAATGATGCGCTAGTAGAATAACTTGATGTAATATTCCATACACCCGAACCTGTAACTACCGTCAATCTTCCATTGGTTGTAGTAACAACAACCGAACCAGAAGGCATCGTTATATCATTTATAGCAAATTCTTTTCTAGCTGTACCTGTATTAATTGTACAAAACCACTTATCAGTATTGAATTCTACAACACCTGCTTCTGGAACAGTTAATAGAGTACTTGAATCCCACTTCATCTGACCTCTTGTTGCAGTTCCATCGCCACCCGCCAAATGTAATAAAGCAGTAGGAGTATCACTAACAACGTTTTGTCCAATTCTAATACCACCAATGGTTATTTTTGCTTTTGTCGAACCAACATCCGTATCACCATTTACAAGAAAATAATGACCAGCACTTACAGCATTAGCATATGAAACATATACTACTTGTTTTAGATAATCGGTTCTCCATCTACCAGCCAAACTGTTTGAACCGCTGATGATGGATGTGATATGTGTTTGACCAGTAAGACTTGGATTAACCAATGTTATATGGTCTGTTGCTGTAGTAAAGGCATTTGTATTACTTAAAAATATGGTTAAACTGCCTGATGGGGCTATAGTTCCAAGACCTACTTTGCTTCCCGTTTCATACAAAGAACTTGTATCTGACAATGAACCACTTGTGACCCACGTTGTAAAATACTTTGGTGTACCCGGTCCGATAGCTATTAAAGCATAAGAAGCCGTCACAGCATAACTTGAACTTAAAGATTGACTGGCCCAAGAGGATGATATTGAAAACGCCGTTACACCTGACGGAGGCGCCCATGATGCGGATGTAGAATTATACGCCCAACTAGCTGTACCAACATATAGACCACTACTACTGACAAAAGCAACAGTATCAGATGTAAAATTTTTCCAAGATTGAATTGTACTAGAATCTAAAACATAAGGAGCAACGTTTATGTATTGGTGGTCAAGTGGTAAACTTGAAGTTAGTGCATATTTCCAAGCCAAATAACCTTCCATTTTACGTTGTTCATCAGAACTAATGTTTTGGTTCGTAATAATGATTTCAGCAATTTCTCCACTAAATGGTTGCCCGAAGTTAGGTTCAAATCCAACAAACAAATCACGAAGATCCATGTCATTTGAACCATTAACAACACCAGAACTTGTAGCAGCATTATTTATGTAAACGGTTAGAATTGAATTATTAGAATTAACATTACCGTTGACAATATACCAAGAACGAGAAATATTTGCCAAAGCATTTATGTCATAAGTTGTAGTTCCTGATTCATTATACATATTCCATTCAGGAACACCACTGAAAATTCTTGGTCCTAATGTAAAATCTCTGGAATTACCAGAATGTCCATTAGCAATCACGGTGCCGTTTGAAAAAGCTGACGGTGAAACTGGAAATGTTTGTGGCTTGACTACAGCAAATACACACAACGATGATTGAGATATTGATGTACTTCCTGATATAGCACTCAACCTATCATTTGTACCATCAAAGTGAACAACACTGTGTCCGTTGATTGATGATGTGTATAAAGCCGGTTGATTACCAGCCGTAGATTGAGTAAAGTAATTTCCATAAGAACCTGTATCAGGCCATAGAGATACGGATGAACTTTGTGACCCTGTTATATCATCACCACGCAACCATACTCTCATTGGAACGGTTGCGTAAAACGGACTCCAAAGAATGTTACTAGATGATGAAAATGCTTTGACAGTCAATGTTGCATCTATTTGTGACCCTGTAGCACGAATGCCTACGCCTACTCCTGTATCAAATACAGAACTGGTTTCAGTAAGACTGTTATTCTGCCATTTTGGAAGATAGTTGTTAGTTCCAACAATTCCAAAGGTAGGTGCCCATGATGCACTCAATGAAAAACTTGCCCACGAAGCAGATTCAGCAAAGCTATTAAACTGTGGTGGCGACCAAGAAGCACTTATTGCAAATGATGCACTTAAAGAACGTGATGCCCAAGAGGCTGAATCAGCAGCGAACGATTTACTAGCAAATGATGATGTTACTGATATAAAAGATTTACTAGCAAATGACGCGGTGGTAGCCCAAAAAGACTCTGAGGCCCAAGATGCTGATACAGCAAAATCACTTGGTATTGGCGGCGCCCACGATGCACTAATTGATACAGAAGCAAAAGACGCAGATGTAGAAAAGAATGACCGTGAAGCAAAAGATGCCGATGTGGCAACAAATGATGCGCTTGCCCAAGATGCGGAAAGAGCATTAGGATTTACATTCAATGAGAAAGATGCAGTAATAGCGAAACTTGAACTCAACGATTGACTTGCCCAAGATGCAGATACAGCATTAGGATTCAAATTGGTGGCGAAAGAAGCCGTCAATGCAAATGATGACGTTAAAGAATTGCTTGAACTTAATGATTGACTTGCCCATGATGCTGTATCGGCAGAAAAAGATTTACTAGCCCACGATGCAGAACGTGCAAATAACGATGATGATGCAAAGGATGCCGATGAGGCCCAGAACGATTCTGAGGCCCAAGAAGCTGATATAGCATAGTCACTTGGGAGTGGTGGTGCCCAACTTGCAGATACGGCCTGATAAGCATTTACCGCACTTGAGGCGGTCAAAGCATATGAAGATGATATAGCTTGACTCGAACTCAACGATTGACTTGCCCAAGATGCAGAGGTTGATGAGCCTGCTGAGCCGGGTGCCCACGAAGCACTAATAGCAAAAGAAGATGTGGCGTATAGTATTCCACTACCACTAAAGAATCCTACAACATTTCTGTTTATATCTTTCCATACTTGAATATTGCCGCCACCAAGAGGTATAGGCATGGATGTTTTATAGGTATGTGCTGTAGGCAAACTTTGCACCAATCCATACTTCCAAGCCAAATATCCTTCAACCCTTGATTGGTCGCCAGCTGATATGGATGAAGTTATGATAATGATTTCAGCTATATCACCATTAAACGGTTGATTAGATGAAGATTCCCAACCAATACACAAATCTTTCAAATCTAAGTTTGTAGATTGGGCTGATACTCCTGAACCAGAAGCAGAACCGCTCAAATAAATTGTTGTTGAACTTGCACCGCCATTTACAATTACGGTATTGATATACCATTCACCTGTTTTAGCGTTGTATGGATTAATGGGAGTTTCCGTATCAAAACTTGAAACTGCATCTTCGGTGTGAAGAGTCCAAGTAAATCTTGAAGTTCCACCATCAAAACGTTCACCAACTACAATGTCTCTATTATTACCAACGTGACTATTACCAAAAATTGTTCCTACATTTGCGTTTGTAACAGTAGGAGCATAGGAAGTTACCTTAGCTACCACGAACGCTGTCAATGCACTACAACTTACAGAAGTAGGAACAAGACAACGCATCTGGTCATTTGTTCCGTCAAATCTAACGGCGGGATAACCATTAAGAACATTGTAAACCAACACCGGCCTTGAAGTAGCAGCAGACGCGGTAGCATGGTTTAAGTTTGGTGTGGAATCGGGCCATAAGTTTAAAAGACTGGCAGAAATGTCTGTAATAGCATCAGCTCTATACCACAATCTAGGACTATCACTACCCAAAAGCGTAGGCGTCCATAAAACATTTGAATTACTTACTTCTGTAATTGTAAATGTATCATTCGCTATAGGATTTGGTGTATTTATGCCTACATTGTCATCGTTTACATAAATCAAACTGCCAGTAGTAGGCACATTATTCCACCAATACCCTACGTAATTGTTACTTCCCACCAAATTAGAACCTCCGCCGCCGCCATTTAAAGCGTGAGAGGCTGTCACGGAAAAATATGAATTTTGAGCAAAGCTAGCAGAAATTGGAGTTTGTTGCCAAAATGCGTTGTTTGTTCCACCAATTAGAGTGTATTCTTTACTGTCATTTGTAACCCAAACTCTCAATCCAAGGTATCTATCACCAAGAGGAATTGCATCACGAGCCGTAGTATCTACCACAACCGTTCTTTGGTCAACTGGCAAAGGATTGTCGGTTGTTATAAAGAAAGATGTACTAAGTGATTGACTAGCCCAAGATGCTGATATTGCTGCATTAGCGAATGTGGCCGGTGGCGGATAAAGAGTATAAAAAGACGCAGATTTATCGGCATTTAAATTTCCCGAAGCATCAATATGAAGAATTACTTCGGATGCCGAAATGTGAGTTTCACCATAATACGTATTTGTGGCATCACGTTGTAAAATTACAACATCTTTCGGCTGTGGATTTGTATTAGTAATCGGCATCTATTTACCTTTATTGTCCCCTATAAATATAGGAACATTAAGATTTATGGTTAGATAGAGCCAGATGTATTCAAAGGATTTCCTAATACAACTGGTGTCGCTGGTATTATTTCATCCGCCGGCAAGTTTGGATATCGTTGACTTCTCCATTTTTCTCTATTTTTATCCAACGCATTAAGGTCAAATGAAGACGCAACAACTTCTGTTCCCATAACTATTTTCTTTGGACTAAACCATTTCTGAGTGGTCATTTTACCGTCAGCAAGATTGTAATTCATGTCAGGCAATAAATAACCGTTAACCATCAAGTCAAACTCCGTTTTAACCATTCTATCTTGTTCTACTTGAAGTTCTATCGTGTGAGAAAAAGACTCAATCTTAGTTCTAAACCTAAGACCTCTGGCATTTCCCCAATAATCTTCCGTTTCAAAATTAAATCGTTCTATTATAGTGTTCATCTGTTCTACATATTCCGTCCATACGATGAAATGATATGTGAACAACATATGGTCAGGCATAACTACATCATAAACTTCACGAACAGGAATATTTTGACCAACTAAATTACTAAATCTTGTGTAACGATTCTTTTCGGAATATTGTCTCATTACAGGATAATTCAAATAACGATTGAACATCAACATAGTTGCATCTTTTTCTGATGAAGTTCTTTGAAATACTATGGCAGGTAAAATCAATTTACCATTATAATCACGAATAACACCATCACTTTGTATAGATTTCCATTTTTCTGGAGAAGCATAATATGATGGAACGATGATTTTATTTCCTTCGTCTATTACAGTAAATTGAAGTTTTTCCAACTGCGTCATTATGGCAGTGTCAATATCAAGCAATGTAACCGTATTGTTTTTATTTTTGTCGGTGTCACGACGCACCTGTTCAGCACGATTAACATTAGCCTTCTTCTCACTGAGATTATCCGACTGTTGTACAACCGTCTGACTTAAATCGGTTTTTACATTTCCGATATTAGGAACTGGATTTTTTGGGTCGCCTGTCCATGCCATATGTTTTACTTTTTATACACCAGCGAACCTTCATATTCTGGATGTTCAACAAATCCATTCTTCTTGTAGAAGTTGATTTGTTCTTCGGTGTTACCGTCGTATCCACCCGGTTCAACTAAAATATTTGCGTCAGCGTCTTGTTTAAGAACTTCCGCCACAGCTTTTTGTAATAGATAACTTCCAATGCCTTGCCCCCTAGAATTTCTATCACCAACCAATGCTCTTGCCACCCACCACCTATTACCGTCAATCCTATCTATACTTACAACCGAATTTCTTGTGGGACCAAGACCCAATCTATGCATAATAGATACACTTTGAGAGGTAGATAATACAGTTATATCTTTTTCTTCAATTGTTTCAAAAATTAACTGTTTAAGTTTAATCATGTTCCCCAATTTGCTAGAGCATTTTTCAATTCGTTACTATTCATTGGTTCAAATTCATCGCCTTGTATATGTGCATACCATTGACCATGTTCATCATTATAATAAATTGAATCATCCATTCTTTTTTTATTGGCCAACATCCACGTATTTTTTGCATTAAGCGGCGACATTCCAACGACTGATATTCCAGTACCTCCATGATGAATTGATACAATATCTTTTGGGTCTTCGTTGCGTTTCATGGCTGTAGCACTAAGATAATGAAGAACTCTAATAACATCATCTGGAGTACCTGATTTTGAATGCCAACGATACGTAGGGATTCTTGCTTCTATTAAAGTCTTTAGTTTAATCATACTTGTCTTTCTACAAGACTCAATTTACTCAATCTTGCGTAATGGGTGTTTACAATTATTGAAAGAGATTTATCAGAAATACCTCCAAGAAATTGTTCTTGAACTACATTATCAATCTCATGATATCGTTTATTAAATTCTACGATATCACCAACCTCCGGATACAAATTGACAAGTTTCAAGTTATCTTCTCTAAATTTGAATACAACAGTTTGATTTCTGTCTGGACCAAATTCATCAAAGTTAGTATCAATATCAGCGCGGTCAATAAGACAGGTGCATTCAACTCCGGGATAAAATACTTTACCAGATTTTGGGTCTGATTCACCATAAATATTGATTCTGGTTTGGTCTGCACAAATCTTATAGATAAAGACTTCTGTTTGAATGATATCGCCCATCAACTCTGCATTTATGGAGTTGATGAACTTTACATCCCTATCTGAAAAATATCTTCCTAGTTTTCCCATAAAATTATCGGTCAAAGTCTCTATCATCATCCCTATCTTCGTCATAATCTGGCTCAGCATCAAAATCAATGGAATTCAATATTTTATCTTCTATATCAGATTGATTTTTGTTCACATACTGTTCTACATAGACTCGCAAAGGTAATAGTTGTTCTGGTGTCAATTTGGCTACATCCCACTCTACTTCTTGTCCCCTTTCATCTGTGACTTTCATTGAAACAGGATATTGTTCAATAATATCTACCGATGCTCCCTCTCCCGGATAACAATTCTCAGGCGGTCCATAAGTTTTTCCCTCACAACCACCATCAGCTTCATATCCAATGGTTATATTGATTAATACATAATCACCCATATTTACAATGCCCGGAATTGCTAAGTCATCTACTTCAATTTCGTAGTCTTCGTATTCACCACTAGCACCACTTTGTCTTTTACGAATTTCTTGTACAATTTCTTTTATTAGTGATTTTTTTCTTTTCATATTATCCTATGTAAATGAATAATGGAACCCGTTTCAATGTTTCCATCATTTGTTCTGATTGTAAGGCTTGATTTTCCATTTGTTGTTTTTGACTTGTAGCTAGAAGCGATTCTCTGAGTTGTGTAATCAAATCGGTTTTTTCTTGTTGGGCTTCGCTTCTTAATTCTGCACCATCCAAAGTAACATCACCACCCGGGATAGGAAGAGTTTGATACTTTTGACGAATAGCACCAAGAAGTTCCTTACATACAGCCAAGAAATATTTACGAATCCATTGCCTACCAACAGAGTTTAATGTATTGTAAACAACGTTATTATAGGGAATGTTAGCATAGTCAGCAACGTAACTACCTGTGTAGTGTGGGTCGCCGCCTGAGTTCAATGAACCACTTAATCTATCTTCCCTCAACATATAGTCAAAATAAACATTAAATCCATACGTTGGAATTGGAAACAATTTCAATTTGTTATTTACCAACTCAAATGAATATGCGCTTTTACGAACCATGTCATTAAACTCAATTGCTTGCATACGAAGCAAATCTTCAAAAATCGGAGTCATGAGAAATTGAACCGCAGGAGAATATGCACCAAATCCTAATTCATTCAATACATTTGAATAACTCATACCCGTCATAGAAAAGGGGTCATAGACACGGGCGGAAGCAGGAGCCCGTTCATGGAATATCCTCATTACTTCAATTCTATTACAATTTTCCACTTTATCCCCCCACAAAGCTTGTAAATCATACGTTTGTTGATGAGGATACGTCGTAATGAAACCTTTTTTCCAATCTGCATATCCACCAACACCAACTTCTCTACCATATCCCTTGGCAAGTTCTATTATGTATGGTAGTGTAGTTCCGGTTACGGCTTTACCTGTAAGATTTCCCAATGCTGTAACTTTTTGTCCTTGAAATACTTGAAGGTAATTTTGAATATTCATCTGATTGACTTGAGCTGAATATTCATTTACCGATTCTTCATAGGCAGCATAGAAATTTACATCTAAAAGTTCAATGTCAATGACAGGATACCCAAGTCTGTATGCAGCCCAAATGGCCGCCGCTTGTGCATCGGCCTGAAACATGAAATCGTTGTCGTAAAAGCCGAATGGCGTTTTACCTACCACCGACGAACCGCTGCCGGGCCATCTTACACGGTCTTGGTCAACTAAAGTAGTTGGATTGGTTATTGGTTGTGTTACGTCGCTCATAAAAATCACATGTATCTATCTGAATAAATATAGAAACTGATAGTGTTTATGCTTATATTTATGTCCATGATTAGCCTTAAAAGAATTATAAATGAAATTATGGAAGCATTACCTCCGATACCTCCTGCACCGCCGGCTATAATACAACAAGTTCCTTCCGTCAACACAAATGCTATTGCCGATGCTATTTATGTGGCAGAAGGCGGTAAGAAAACAAGGTTTCCATACGGAATATCTTTGAAAAAGTCAGGAATTCAAACGGCAGATGAAGCCGACGCTAGAAAAATTTGTCTAAATACGATATCACACGCACTTAATGATTGGAGGGTTAGTGGTTCAAAAGGAAACTTCATAGATTTTTTATCACTGAGGTATTGTCATGAAAATCATAAGAACTGGGCAAAAATGGTAAAATCCATCATGATAAAACAGAAAAAAGAAAAAGAAGCCAAGAAGTAATATGTTAAAGGAAACCGAAAAAAAGATAAAACTCGGACTTAAGAAATTACAAGCCATCACAGGATTTGTAAACGATTCTTTTGATATAATAGCATCCGATGAACTTTCTCGTCACGATGATGTTTTGAGTCATGGTCAGGGTTATGGTATTACTGCCAATGATAATAGATGGCGTTATCATTATGACGATGAGATTGTAAGATGGTGGGAACTCATCCCATCTGAAAAACAGAGATTTGTAGTTGAAGAATTCCTAAAATACCAGTATAATGTTAAGGTGAAACGCCATGTTTTATACGGACAGTCACAACCGGAAGACTTTGGCGGAAACAAACTTATGGAAGAAATTAAACAGTTGATTAAAGAAGGCGTCAAAGAAAAAGCGTTGGAAGACTTTATCAGTAAGACTATTCGGGGAACTGAATGGCACGGTAAGGTATTCATCGCCGGTGGATATGTCCGTGATGAGTTCATGGGCAAAGACCCAAAAGACCTTGACTTGTTGGTAAACGCTCCAAATGGCGGAATCGAATTTGCCAAGTGGATTACCAAAAAAGTAGGAGCTTACAGAGGCGGGGCTAACGAAGAAGACCCCGGCTCTAATCCTGTAATCTTCCCAAGATTTGGCACAGCGAAGTTTAATCTTCGTGGTGTTGTTCACAATGGTATTGACTTATCCGATATGGATATTGAGTCTGTAATGCCACGTAAAGAGGAATACACAGCAGGTTCAAGAAAGCCTACCGTAACAGGTGGAGAATTGAAAGATGACGTTGAACGTAGAGACTTTACCGTTAATAGTCTATTGAAAGACTTATCAACGGGAGAAATCCTAGACCTTACAGGAATGGGCAAGGCTGACATTCAAGCTGGAATCGTCAGAACCCCTCTCAATCCTGACAAAATTTTCACGGATGACCCACTTCGTATGTTGCGAGCAATTCGATTTGCTGTCAAATACAATTGGAAACTTCCAATGTTTATGTTGAGGGGATTGAAGAAGAATGCTAATCAACTTCCAAACATTTCTCAGGAAAGAATTCGTGATGAATTGAATAAGATGTTGGTTACAGGCCATCCATCAAAGGCAATCAAAATGATGAAGGTTACAGGTTTGTTACCATTTGTCATTCCAGAACTTTTGCCTGCCGTCAAGATGGTTCAGAACAAATATCACAAAGCTGATGTGTTTCAACACACTCTTGATGTTCTTGGTAAAACCGAACCTGTATTGGTTCAACGTTTGATGGGATTGTTTCATGATATCGGCAAGACGGTTACACGTTCTGTTGAACCTGAGACAGGCGGCGTTCATTTCTACGGTCATGAAATGGAAGGTGAGAAAATGGTTGAAGAAATCATGGCTCGTCTAAAATACCCAAGAGAATTGATTGACGCCGTTAAGTTGGGCGTTCGTAACCATATGCGTCTAAAGCAGGCAGGTGATGTTGGAATTAAACTAAAAGACAAGACTCTGTTGAAGTTTCGTAATGAAATGGGCGAACAGTTGGAAAACGTCTTGAACTTGATGCATGCTGATAACATTGCTCACGCCGAAGCGTCATCTATGCCACATCAGATTGCTGGTATTCGTAAACGTTTGGAGACATTGAAAGATGTTCCTACCAAACCGAAGATGCCTATTTCTGGCTTTGACCTACAAAAAATGGGATTGAAACCCGGACCACTGTTCAAGGAAATCATTACTGCGGTTACTGATGCTTGGTATGAAAATCCCGGATTAACAAGAGAAGAAGCTTTGGAAATTGCTAAAAAAGTAGCAAATGTATCATGATTAATCTCAAATCCATAGTTTTAGAAAATACTCGTATCAATACCTTTAAAAAGGAATTGACCGACCTTATTAAACGCTGGCGTAA